CTGCAACCGCTGCCGCCGCGCCAGTAATGTCATGGCGTTTTGAGTTGAAGTAGTTTTCTAAATCACCAAATAAAACACCTTGTTCGCCAGCAAACTCAACAACGTCAACACCTGTAACATTTTCTATTGCTTCATTTACCATATCCCCTCCTAAGCCTGTTAAAGCGCTTAAGCCACTACCAAGAGCGGATATACCTTTGCCCTTTAAAGATAAAAACTTATCAATACTTTCTTCTGTGATGGGGCCTAATGTTGCCAACCTTTTTCTCGAATTTATAATATCGGTACGGACGGCTTTTGCCTCTGTATCCGTAAACGCAGAAACCCCTGTAGCAGCGTCCTCAGCGGTTCTACCTGTTATTGTTAATTGGGCGTTAGTAGGCAGAACAATAGGAGTACCTTTCTCATCAAAAGTTTTTCCGTTATCGTCCATAAAAACCAATTGAGTCTGAACATTGCCTGAACTATCTGTATATGTTACGTTTTTTGGAGTACGTTTAACGCTGTCTTCTTTCTTAAAAACTTTATCCCAGTTGCTTGCGTTGATAGCGCCTGACATAATTGCTGGTCTAAGTTTTAGTGCTTTAGAGCCATACTCTAATGCTAAGTAATCAGCTAAGGATTCTCTCTCGTTTTTCTGAGCAAGCCCTTCTGCTGATATAGTTGTACGGTCTCTACCCTGTTGAGCAAAAGCAGCCTTTAACTGAGCAGCCTTATTAGGGTCAAGGCGTGTGTATATCTCAAGGATACGTGGTTGGTCTTTAGGGTCGTTAACATCTAAACCAGCAAGCTCAGACTGTGCTCTCTCACGAGAAGTCTGGACGTTTACTTCCTTACCAGTAATAGAAGACATTAAGCCTCCTGCTGCCTGACGCAAACCTTGGTTAGCTTCCATTCCACGAGCCTGTAACTGCTGCATAGGAGTAAGGCCCACTCGTGGGTCAATAGGCGCTTGAGAGATGCCTGTTAATAAACCACTTAAATCTTGTACTTGTGCCATTGTTTGTTCTCCTTAGTAAAAGTCTGCAATATAAGTGCCGTCAGCACCAACTGTACCGCTACCAGTGCCTGTTACAGAACCTAAGTCTACATTGCCACCAGTTGTAGGCAGTTCCGAACCTGCGTACTCAAAGCCTCCAGTTCCTGTAATAGCACCGCCGTTTGCACCGCTAGAGATACCACCAAGGGCATCCTCAACTTCACCAAATATCCAATCAGTTGCACTACTCAGTAAACCACCAGTAAAGTTACCACTAGCATCTTGACTACCTAAAGTAGTTGTCAGGAGCTGCTTAGCTTGGTCTGCACTCAGGTTACCAGCAATAACTTCAGCGTTAATCATCTGAGTCAGCGCCCTAGACTTAGCGTCAGCACTAAGTTCTTGACCACTGATAGCACCTTGAGCAGCCAATGTAGCAGGTTGATAACCCGTTGAGAATAGGTCAGAAGCTTGGTTTGAAGGATTATAACCAGCATCCATTAAGCCTTGAGCCTGTAGGAGTCTACGGTCTTGGTCATCACCTACCATCTGTCTAGCCATTAGCATGTCACGACCTTGCTGCTCTTGTCGTGCCTGTGCATCAGCAAACTGCATACCAGAGCCACCGTAGATACCTGAAGTCATGCCCCCAGTACCTCTACCAAACATCTGCTCTTGGGTCGCTTGCTGCCTACGCATCTCAGCAGGGGCTTGAATGGCCCTCAGTTGGTCGTAGAGGGCTTGCGTCTGTGCATTGGTGTCACCGCCTACCCCGCCAAACAAAGTCTCTGCTGAGCCTAAATAGGCGTTCTGACGGCGTTGCTCATCTGGGCTTAGTGTCTGTGTAACACCTCCAGATGGGCCAGCAGTAGACGTAGCTAAGTTACTGGTTACTGTGTAAGGTTTAAACTCTGTACCTGCGATAACGTCAGCAGAGATTTGATTACCACCTGCTACTGCCTGTTGCCCTGCTGCTCTCGCACTGTCAATTGCATCTTCCGAGGCCATGTACTGACCTGCTGTATTCAGCAGGCCACCGCCCATGTTTAATAGTTCTTGTGTAGTCGGCATTCTTAGATTCCTTTAATGATAATAATAAGAGTAGTGTTAAAACAGGTCGTTCCAACCAGAGCCATTGTAACAACGCAGCTTGTTAGATGTAGAATCATAATATACATCCCCAGCGGTTGAACCTGAAGAAGGCTCAGCAGAAGGCGCTACGCGCAAAAGAGTAGACAAACTTACAGCACCTGTTACGGTTACTCCTGTAGCAGAAGTGGCTGCCTTTGCAACATTGTTGTGATACAGAGTAACAGCGCCATCTTCCGTACAGACAATCGCGTTTTCAGCGTTGTTCTGTATAAGGAGGTTTTGAGCTGAACGTAAATATAAAGAGCCTGCACTGGCTGTGTGGTCTATGAAACTATGAGTACCAGAGTGATAGATTTCTAAGTCACTACCTGTGCCAAATAATGCCTTAACATTATCATTTAGAATGACGTTACCAGTAACAGTTCCACCAGCTTTAGGAAGAGCAGCGTTAGCTGTTGCTGTAGTAGTGTTTACAGTAGTCGTGTCGGCCTTACTGTTTACTCCTGTAGCAATGTTATTAAATTCAGTAGTGAACTCTGAGCCTTTAATTTTTTTAGCGGTATTTCCTGACGCTAGGTCGTCTTTAGAACCAAAATTAGTGGTTACGTTATATGCAGTCATTTAGATAAATCTCCCTAATAGAGCGTGTATGTCAATTTTTTGAATAGAAAAAGCAGTGCCGTTAATTGTTGATTCAAGACCTACAGTTACTTCTACACCAGAGCCTGAAGTATTTAGAGAAGGTTCATTAACAGTAACGCCCCCTGTGTACTCTGCTGTAGTGTTGTACTCTGCTTCATTAAACTCTGCGTCATCCGTTGATGCCGCTAAGGTAATAGCTTGTTTAGTGAAGTTATTGGAGTAATCGTACCCCCAGTTAAGTATAGCGTTTGCGCCTGCCCCTCCAATAATGGTAACATTCATCTTTTTAAGGAATTTTAAGTTAGTAGGGTTACCAAAGTTTTGAGGGTGACTAAAGTACTTCATGTCGTAAGACGCATCCCCATCGTTATATGTACCATACTTTACTAAGGCTGGTTGAGCAGAGCCGTCTTTAGCTAAGCCCAGCATTAGCTCATCGTCAGCAAACACTGACAAGGCTAAAGGTGTTAAACCTCTCCAAGTAGTAGCTCTAAAAGAACCATCCTCTAAGGGTCTGCGCACATCAAAACAATAAACAACGTCTGATTCTGGAAGTGTTAATATATAGAACGCATGTTTAGCACTGTAAGCACTTTTAATTGTTTTACCGTCACCTGCGGCAAATTCAAAGGCGACAAGCTCCATAAGGTCTGTACGTACATTCTTACTAATATCATTAAGTGGAATAGCTTTTTCTTGAATAAGACGACCAAGAGACATCACACCACGATTAGATAAGAACAGTAAGTCGTTGCCAGTTGACTGTACAGAATCTCTAGCAATACAACCAACACCTTCAATGGTGTCGTACAGTCTAATTGTGTCAGCAGTGGTAGCGGTTAAAGCCCCGCCCTGTGCTCCTACAACGTCTTGATATAAGATAATAGAACGCTTACCGAAGACAACTAAGTATCCGTTGTGTTCAGCAAGTGCAACTACAGAGTCATAGCCTTGAGGCCAGACGTTAGTTAAATCTAAAGTTAACCACGAGTTACCTGAACCATGCCAAGTGTCTCCGTCAAGGAGAGCACTACCATAAATCTTGTAGTCTTGGTTTGCAACAGATGTAACCCATAGACGACCAAAGCCAGCTAATACTTCGTCTCCCTGTGGAGGAGCAGTACTGCCAGAGTCAGGAACGAGCACTAAGGCAGATGCTCCAGCTACGTACTTGAGAGGAGCATGTCCAGCCTGAAAGAAGTAAACATTGTTAGCAAAAGAAGCAGTCTTCCATTTATTAGCACTACAAGAGTAACTCGTCGGAAAGGCTATCTCAACAAGAGTTGAAGTTCCTCTGTATATCTTTAGGTTGCCCGTAGAGAAAACAGTAACTGTCCCATCATACGCGATAAACTCTTGTATGTGCTCAATGCCTGCACTAGTGCCTAAGACTGTGGCCCCGTTACCAGCAACAGCACTCCAGCCTTGCCTAGCCCCAACACGCCCTCTCTGGTCAATTACACAGTTCTCTGCAACGTCAGCAAAGGCTGCGTTTAAAGACACAGGAGAGTCTTCAGTGTTAAGACCTGCAAAAGCAGGAGCAGAGATTGCAAGATTCTGTAGCTGTTGAGCCATTACACATCCCTCCAGATAAACTCAGTAGGAAACCTTGCAACATCAAAGGCGATAGCGTCAGCCAACGTAGAACGTCCTAACTGTACCATGGCTCCGCTTGACTGGCCGCCTGTCTCTCCTCTCTCTTCCATTGCAAAGCCCTGTGCAAGCTGAATAACAGCCTGAGTAGGTACGTAGAACACATCAGAATCGTTAGTGTATTCATCTCTACGTTGAACAAGGTTAAAACGTAAGTACTCTACAGAGTTAGGCTTAGGGTAGACATCTACAATAGCGTTGCCTTCGGCAGTAAAGCCGTTCCAAGTGTACTGAGTAGGAGACCCTTCTACAACAGGCTGAATAAGGTATTGGTTACTCATTTCAAAAGCAGGAATGTGCTCCATAAAACAGTTTTTAGTGTCATTCAACACGTTCAAGGTTTTAAAAGAAGAGTTAGCTCCAATTAAGTTGTAAGAAAAAACGTCAGCTTGTGTAGTGACTGTAATAGTGGTTCTTAACGAAGACCAATCCCAAGCATCCTCCACCATACGTTTAGCGTCATTTACAAAAGTTCCTATAAGCTTAGAGTAGGAGTTTTGGTTGACCGTAGTTACCTCTTCTTCTCTCAAGCGTATAAGAACTCTGTTTACAGCTTCTAAGTATGTCATTAAATTATATACCTTTAGTTAAAAGAACTAGAAAAGGGGTTTGACAGTAAGTCTACCATTTCTTCTTTGGGTTGTTGGAATTGTTTTTTACTTAACTTCTTAGCGTCTTGTTCTGTAAGACCTGTAAGCAGGTTACCTACTAAACTAATTCCCTCATCGTGTTCAAACTGAGCTACGTCAAATAAACCACCTGTAGTACGAGTAGCGGACGGAGGGCCAACTGCTACCTTTAGAGGGGGCAGGGTTATCGTTGGTAGAGTAATATTGGGTGGTTCCCAGTGCGGTAGGTCTATGTCCTCCCACTCCGGTAGGTCTATGTCCGGTATTTCAGGTAGAGGTATTTCTGTAAGAATCTTTCTAACTTCCGTATCAACTTTTGACAGCACGTCTCCTACTGCTTGACCTGCGTCCTCAGCTACGTCCCCTACCGCTTGACCTACGTCCTCAACTACGTCTCCAACAGGGTTAAGTACTGCATCGTCAACAGCTGATAAACCTTGTCTAGCTGCTGTGTCTGCCGTTGATAAGACATCTCCAACAGGCCGCGTAATGGGCTGTAGCACTTTATCGTCTACTGCTGACAACAAGCCTCTAGCTTCGGTATCTACGGCTGAGAGAACATCCCCTACTTCTGAAGTAACTGGTTTAATAAAGTTCTTGTTAATCTCAGATAAAGCGCCTGTAACTGGTTCTACTAAAGCAGCTACTTGCTTACCTGCTGCTCCCAAAGCATCCTCAACAGCATCGGGAAGAATAGTTCCTCCTTCCGTTATGTATTTACCTACACCTTTTAGCACAGCGTCTTCTATATCATCGCCTTTAGCAAGAGATTTTAGAGTCTTACTAATTCCCGCGTTCAAGTCGTCAGCGTTTATATTATTATTACTTGCAAAAGTGTTTAAGGCAGCCCCAACACCAAGCTTATCTACGGCTTTTTTAACAAGCGCAGGCCCATAAGCAAGAGCAATAGCTTCTACAGGGTCTCCTGTAGCTACCCCTGTTATTAAAGCTTTTGATGCATTATAACCAAGACCTAAGACACCTGTTCCTGCGGATGCTGCTGCTTGAGCGGCGTTTCCTGCGGCTATAGCATTACCAGTGCCAGCGACATTAACTGCATTCATTGCGTCTGTACCAGCCTGTGCTGCCGTAGCCGCGTCTACAGGTGCCGTTATTATGTTAGCCATCTCCATGCCACCCAGAGCTAAAGACGCATAGTCTGAAGCGTGTAGTGTCTCACCAGCAGCCAGTCTGACAGCAGAATAAAGCTGCTCTGCCTTACCCCCCGTGGCTACTGCTAAAGCTATCCTAGCCATAGGTATCAAAGCATCGTCTCTCGTTGAAACCCAACTAGAACGCTTATCTGCGCCTTCGCTGTTCGTTGTTCCAAGCTCGCGTAAAAATGTTTCTTTCTGGTCAACTATTCCATCATAATCATCAGGTCGGGCACTTCCTCGATACTTTTGGTCTTCAAGAAGCACAACTTCCTTAGCAGTTTCCGGCCCAGAACTAGTGTTATATCTATACAGTCTGTCTCCTGTGTCGTAATCATTAACTACAAGGTACTGATTCATAGGCTCATCTAAACCATAGGACGCATACTGTCTTGCATCTTCGGTTGCTAAAGTAGAAGCCGCTAAGTTTAAGTAAGCTTTTTTATCAAGAGTGTCATCTTCGTATAAAGTGTGTAAGAGGTTAAGTTGGCTGTTTGTGTCTAACTGGTCGTAAATCTTTGAAAACTCTGCGGTATCTCCTGCTTTATATAAATCATAAAGAGAACCACGTTGGTCTTCAAGAAACTTTGTTTTCTGCGGCTCAAAAGCACCTCGAAACTCAGTAGCGTCAGTTAATTGTTCTGAAGTAAAGGTAGCTGGGTCTAAACCTATAGATGTTATTTGATTGCGTATGAAGTCTTCCGTACCTGCCTGTACTCCCTCTTCTGTTAACTCAATGCTTCCAGTGGTTCCTCCTCCTGAACCTGAGCCACCAAAACCACCGCCTCCTCCAATAAAACTACTGCCAAACAAATTAGTTCCTTCTGGAAAAAGACCTTGCATACTATTCAGCATATCCGAATCCATAGTATATTCTTGATTAAGGCCAGGAATAAAACGTTGTTTTTTACCATACATAAAAGTAGGGTCGTTTAACGCTTCTAATTTTGAGTTAGCTACGGCTTCTTCAGCAATAGCATTAAGCCCTGAAGAAGGAGCAGGTGTAGGTTCTTGCTCAACTTCAAAGGGGTCTACTTCGTTATCAAAGCTACTGGCAAGAGAAACAATTTCTTCTTCTTCTTCATCCTGAACAGGAGTTAAAGGCTGATAAGGAGCATTTTTCTTTATGACACCTGCTTTCTCGTCAATTGGTTGATTAAGGCTATCGGCTGCAGAACCCATTATCTTTCCCTCTGTACGTTATTCATTTTTTCTACGGTACGCATACCACCTAAGCCTAACATACCAAGTAAGACAGGCATCATCTCAGACAACTCTATCATCGGGATTACAATTGGAGTATGGGATAAAGCCAACGCAAAATTAGCCATCGGGATAACAAGGAAGTTACTCGCCATACCAAGGCAGCATACCCACCCCACAGCCGGACGCCAGCCAGCGACAAATAAGTTCTTATGTGCTGCTTCAGTTTTATTAACTTCAAGTTGCCCCTTTGCTAGTTCTTGTGCATGTTTTTCAGCAAGAGTAGCTAGTTCAAAAGCAATAGCATTTTTCTTATCTGCATCTGGTATAAACTTATCTAGTAAGGAAGTTACAGGCCCTACTAAGCTTGCTAGTATAGACATAAATTTCTCCTTTATTTTTCTTGCAAGGGGCCTTTAAGTTTATTCTTAAGCTCATAAGCCTTTTTATCTTTCCTTTCTTTATCGGTAAGAGTTATGTTCCTTTTTAAAGCATCTTTCTCTTTCTTTGCATGGTACGCTTTTAAGCCTTCCTTGTCGTACTCATACTTTTGGCCTTTATACATTGGCATTGTTACTCTCCTATTT